GGTTGATGGGGAGGTATATAAGCACCGCCTATTATTGACGTCAATAGGCAGAGCTTATATTTTTTCGAGCGGGCACAAAAAACCCGGCGCTGGGCCGGGTTCATGGATCGGATTCGAGTGGATGAGCTAGCGGCGTAGATCAGCTATCGCATTCGATATGGCTTCGAGCTGCAATTCCAGCTTGCGGATCCTGCTGTTTATGTCCCAGCCGACCAGGATTATCAATATCACGATGAACCAAAGCATCATTGTCCCGCCGGCTGAATGACTGGCGCCCCCTTGCAAGCGATGATCAATGTGCGGTTTATCACTGAGCCTGCCGTCAAGGCGCCTGGATTCGCAGCGACGAGCACGCCACCATCACTGGAGGACGTGAATGTGTCGTATCCGCGCTCCTTACAAATGCTGCCAGCCTTCTTGAAACAGCCCGCCCAGCTATTTGCTAGACCGTCGCAACTGATTGAGAAGGCTTGGCGGCCGTCCGGCGCATAGGTCTTGCTTGCGAAAGTGCACCCGCTAATTGCCACCGACAGCAGCACCACTGCTGCCAACCTGCTTTTCATTGTTCACCTCCGCTGGCTGTTGTGTTGATTCCTTGAGCATATGGGCGCGGGCTCTTGCGTAGCCAACCAGGTCTCGCTTATCCACGTCCGTGAGCTCTGCCCAGACCAGGTACAGCGCGTCTAGATGTGGATCATTGGCAGGCGGGACGCGCTTCGGGCCTTCCTCGTTCAGTAGCCATTGCACGCACACACCAAGCTTTTCGGCTAGCCGAACCGCCACTTCCATTTCTGGATAATTGCCCGGCTTGTTCCAAAGGGCAGCCGAGGGTTGCTTCAAGCCCACAAGGCCCGCACCGGCAGCCTGAGTGGCCTTTTTTTTGTTCTCGATCAGAACTTCCTGGACTCGAGCCCAGACTGTGCGCTTTTTGGTCATCCCCAAAGCGTGCACGACCGGGCGATAAGCTCCGCCTATTGACGTTTCATAAGGATGGCTTATTCTCTGGGCTATGGAAGTACTCAGAGATTGGCTGGAAAGCACCGGCACCTCACAGGCCGCCCTGGCTCGCGACCTTGATGTCTCGCAGCCTTGCGTCTCGGATTGGGTGAACGGCGGGAGCTTCCCTTCTCTGCACAATCTCCGTCGTCTTTCCGCCAGAACTGGCTTGTCTATAGATGACCTTGTTGCTTCCGCTGCTGCGGGCCGATCTCTTCCGCAGCCGGGCACGAGCGTAAGAGCTGGCACCCACGGTTGACGTGGCTTGCCCATGAAAACCCCCTCCAATTCCCCGCTGTCCGCGCATCAATGCACTGTGTTTGTCCTTGGCGACACACGCTGCACGTGTAAGCAATTGTCGACAACTTCGGACAATACCGAGGGCTTGTGTGAGGGTACGCGAGCTTTCTCGCGCATCGGCTTGGAAAGGCTGCATGTGCATTGCGGCAGCTTAAGGGAATCCCCGACAGGGATGAACCTGTACCAAGGTCACGTCGCTGCGCTGCGTCATGTCGCGAATGTAAGTCAAATGACGTTCGGCGCGCAGAACGCCGGCCCGGTGGGCAGTGGACTAGTGCGGCCGGCGGGGGTTCTGACAGCAGCAGACCGGCAGTCGGTCATTTGTTTAACCACACCCCCTTTTTCGCATGGCATGGCTGCAATTCGCGGCGGTGCCGAAGGTTCCCAACTGCCCTGGAGGGCACATGTCTCAAGTCATCGTCCCGACGATCGGTCGTCAGGTTTGGTTCTGGCCGTCGACGGCATTCATGGAGCGGCCGACTCAGCCCATGGCGGCCACTGTGTGCTTCGTTCACAACGAGCGGATGGTCAACCTGCAGGTTATCGACCCGAACGGAAATGCGCGGCCAGCTCTGAGCGTCTACTTGCGCCAGCCGGACGAAGAAGCGCCCAGCGGCGGCTATTGCGAGTGGATGCCATTCCAGGTCGGTCAAGCCAAAGCGCAGGCACAGCCCGCCACCTGATCCCGAATCTCAAAGAGCCGGCCCACCGTCGACTGGTACGAGACGACCCGGCCCTGTGCATCGACTCGCGGCATGCACAACATCGGCCAGCTGCGCTTGGAGAGTCCGACTCGCGCGTACGTCGCGATATCTCCCTGCTCTCGCGAAGCGCATCCATTTTCCCCCATCGCAAGCCCTCCTCATCGGCTTGCCCTTCACAGCCCGTTGGCTTTCGGCGGGCTGTCTTTTCTTTGGTGACACCATGACCACCTGCGCCGCCCTCACGCGCCTGCATTGCCGCACGTGCCGCAGCGACACGCTGCACGCATCATCGAGCTGCGTTCACTGCGGCTCGACGCTGCAGCCAGTGCATGCCCGGACTCTGCTCGCAGATGTCGACATCGAACGAGAGGCGCGCAGCAGGAAGCGCGGCAATGCACGGGCTGCTGCCTTGATGGGTCTTGCGCCGCCTACCGGCGCGAAGCCCTGCGCCGAGTGCGGCACTGCGCCCCGGCAGAGCGGCCCTTACTGCAAGCCCTGCAGGAGCGCTTACAACGCCCGGTACCAGACCGTGCATCCGCGGAAGGTGCGGGCATGAGGCGCACAGATGGCATGTGTCCGAAGTGCGCGATTCGCCCGAAGCTCAATCGAGCCTATTGCGCCCGCTGCGACAACCAGTACAGGCGCGCTCGCAGAGCTGCCGGCAATCCTCCCAAGACTGTCATTGTCCGTGACGCTTACGGATTCCTGCCGCTGCACGTGAAGATCCTGCAGTTCATGTGCCAGGGCCTGGAGAGCGTACAGATTGCAAGCCGCCTGGGACTCAACCTTGGCTATGTAAAGCACCGTCGAGCCGAGATGCTCGACATCACCGGCTGCATCAACTCTCACCATCTCACGGCGTGGGCGGCGCTGCGCGGATACGCGGATCTTCAGGATCGCGGAAGTCGCAGGGACGAGTCGGCCTTGTTTGCTCACAATCTCAATGAGCCGGTGGAGCACGCATGACTCGGGTTTCCAAGCCAAACCATGGTCGTTTTGTGGCGGGTACGGACCTGATCTATATCATCCGTAGCCACCTCGAATTCCAACAACACGGTGGCGCATGAAGATCTACATCTCCGGCCCGATCAGCGGCATGCCGGACGGAAACGTCCCAGCCTTCATCCAGGCCCGCGCAGCACTGCGATCCCTGCGCTACCAGGTCCGCATCCCCTTCGACAACAAGCTCACCCATGATCACACCTGGGAGCAGCACATGCGCGCAGACATAAAGATGCTGATGGACTGCAATGCCGTCTGCATGCTCCCGGGCTGGGAGAACAGCCGCGGCGCAAACATCGAACGGCAGCTAGCCGTCAGCCTAGGCATGCAGGTGAAGACCCTGGCGGAGTGGCTGGCATGACTGACATCGACACAACCCTTGCGCAGCGCGGCTCCCGCTACGGTGAGTTCGCCGAGCACGCGCGCATCACCCAGAACATCAAGCGGGCCATGCAGGACTCGCCGAATTGGTCATCTCTCAGTGATGACAAGAAAGAGGCGCTCGAGATGGCCGCGCACAAGATCGGCCGAATCCTCAACGGCGACCCGAACTATCACGATTCCTGGCACGACATCATCGGCTACACAAAGCTGGTAGCGGAAAAGCTCGTATGACCGAACGCGACGTCTACGCCTCCATAGCCGCCTGCCTGCGAAACCAGGCCGAGCAGCAGCGCAAGGTCAATCCTGCCTACGCACGCGAGCTCCTGCGGCGAGCGGCGCAGCATGCGGCGAAGGCGCTGAGCCCAGGCAAGTGCGCCGAGGTCGCGGATCTGCTCGAAGACAGAAGGGGTATGCGATGAGCGCCGAGATTCAGAACGCCGTGAAACACGTTGTCCAATACAGTGGGGGCGTTGGCTCGTGGGCCGCGGCAAAGCTCGTGGCGCAAAAGCACGGCATTGCCGACTTGGTTCTGCTGTTCGCGGACGTGAAGGATGAACACCCTGACCTATACCGCTTCCTCCATGAGGGAGCGGCCAACATCGGCTTGCCAGTAACCATCATCAGCGAGGGCAGGACGCCCCGCCAGGTGATGAGCGATGAGGCTCTCATTGGCAATTCACGTAAAGATCCATGCAGCAAGCTCCTCAAAAGGAGGCTACTGGATCGATGGTGCCGGCAAAACTGCGATCCCGCATCCACCGTTAGATATATAGGCATTGATTGGACCGAATCCCACCGATTACAGACTTTCTGTTCTCGCATCGCTCCCTGGCGTGCCGAAGCGCCACTCTGTGATCAGCTCGTCTCCAAGAGCGATGCAAAGGCGATGCTCGAGCGCGAAGGCATTGAGCTTCCATATCTCTACCGCCACGGCTTCGAGCACAACAACTGCGGCGGCGCCTGCATCAAGGCAGGGCAGGGGCAGTGGGCAAAGCTTCTGAAACTTGACCCGCAACGCTATGCCGACTGGGAGCAGTGGGAGCAGGAAATGCGAACTCGCGTGGGGGACCACTCCATCCTGCGGGACCGATCCAAGGCGGCCAAAGCACGCGGCGCCACAACTCTGACCCTTCAAGACTTTCGCAAGCGGGTCCAGGCAGGCGGTGAATACGACCAATACGAGATCGGAGGCTGCGCATGCGGGTTCTAGCTTCAGGACTCCAAGACGCCGTGACCCTGGCGCGGGATTTGCGGGAGTACGTCCCCGATGTGGAACTCGTGACAGCGCTGAACATGACCCGCGTCGAGCTCGACCACGTTCGCCGTTTCGGTACCTCCAACGAGTATCAGGAAGTACTGCGCAGGTCGAATGATCTCGAGTGGCAGATCGAGCAGGGGGCGCGGAAGTGAGCAATGAATACTGGAAACTGCTGCAGCGGCCTGAGTGGCAACGCAAGCGCCTTGAGGTCTTCGAGCGCGCTGGCTTCAAGTGTGAGGAGTGCGGCTCGACAACCGAGCAGCTGCACGCTCACCACAAGATCTACCACAAAGGGCACGCTCCTTGGGAATACGAACTCAGCGAGCTCTCGTGCTTGTGTGACGGTTGCCACGAAAGGTGGCACAACCTGAAGAACTTCCTCCTGAAGTGCATCGTCGATCTCGACATGCATCAGATCAGCAAGCTTTGCGGCTTTGCCGCTGGCCTGACAATGACCGCCGGCGTCCGATACATCGGCGTGCAAAGCCGTGAGGCGGTTGAAGGCGTGGCGTTGGCACTTGGGGTTTCGCCTGAAGCCGTGGAAGAGGCGCGAGATCAGTTCGGGGTGATCGAATACAAAGACCTGGCCAAAGAATGAGCGTCTAATACAAGGATCTCGGCATCGGCAAGACGCAATCTACATGGAGGCGTAAACCTCGGGTTGCGTCCAAAGAACTCTCCGAGCGAGAGCGGCAGGTGCTTTCAATGATGGTTTCAGGTTTCCCTCAAGCGCGGATATCCGAGTCACTCGGGATCGCGCAATCCACACTGTGGCAGCACGTGCACAACATCAAGAGCAAGCTTCGAATGGAGAACCTCGTGCAAGTTGGTATCTGGGCAGAGAGAAACGGTTACCGCGCTGGACAGCGGGCGCCTGTCGATCAATGCCCTTGCGGGCCAAATTGTGACGGTCTGAGCTGCTGGGCACGGGTGAAGCCATGATCTTCTATAAGCACTACCTCGGCGATTACGACGGCGACACAGCGCACCTGTCATGGCTGGAGGACATGGCATACACCCGCCTGATGCGCCTCTATTACCGGCGCGAGCAGCCCATCCCTGGCGAGATTGGTCAGGCCTGCCGGCTCATCAGAGCCAACACCAAGCAGGAGCGGGAAGCCGTCGAGTCGGTGCTGCGGGAGTTCTTCACGCTCGAGTCGGATGGCTGGCACAACAAGAGGTGTGACGCCGAGATCGCCGCTTCCGGAAAGAAGGCCGAGGCAAACCGAAACAACGGCGGGAAGGGCGGCAGACCGAGGAAAAACAAAACCGAAACAGAACCCACAGAAAACCCACTGGGTTATTCGTCGGTTCCAAAAGAAACCCACTCGGAACCCACACAAAACCTTAGTCAGACTTCAGACGTCAGATGTCAGAACTCAGAGTCAGAAACAGATACCGCGCTGACGCGCGGCGCGCGCTTGCCGGATCGATTCGAGGAAGTGCGCATGGCCTACCCCAAACGGGCCGGTGACCAACGCTGGAAGCAGGCCGAGCAGACCTACCGGCGTAGGCTGAAATCAGGCCAAAGCCACGAGCAAATACTAGCCGCGGTCAGGCGTTACGCAGCCTTCGTGCGAGCCAAGGGCGATGAAGGCGCCGAGCACGTCAAGCAAGCCGCCACGTTCCTGAACGCTGACGAAAATCTCGAACACCTGTGGCAGCCGCCGCCCACCCGAGGCCAGCTACGCCAGAACCGAAACATCAGCGCCGCGCAAACGTGGCTCGAGCAACAGGAGGCCAACGATGCAAGCCACTGACCGGAAAAAATTCGTCGCAACCCTCGCCGGACTGGCAGCCGTCAAGCCCGGCAAGGAGCTCACGCCAGAGGCGCTCGAGATCTGGTGGTCATCGATGCGCGGTTGGACCATCGAGGAGTTCGTGACGGCCGCATCGCACCTGGCGAGTTCCGTCGAGTTCATGCCGAGCCCGTTTCACTTCGAGGAACTCCGAAAGGCCACCAAGCCGACAGTCGGGGAGGCCTGGACCGAGGCGCTTCGACGCTGCCCGCAGTGGCGCGCTGGCAAAGTTTGGGACGACGCCATCGAGCGCGCTGTGATGGCCATCGGCGGATACCGAGCGATCGCCATGGCAGACCTCGAGAGCGCACTGCCGCACATCGAGCGACGGTTCAAGGAGGCTTACGAGGAGCAGGACGACGTCGAAACCGTCCGCCAAGCCCTGCCGCATCTCACACCTGCACCTGGCATCAACTTTCGCGACGGGAAGTTCACTGCGATTGCCGCACCACTTGCTGGAGGCCGCGGAGTGATTGGCGAAGCGCCAAAACTGCCCGTCCACCAAAGGAGACTGCCATGACCCGACGCCCCGAAAAGACCGCCGCCGCGACCCGCCGAGCCCGCCAGGGAGGCGGTGGGTTCTTGGGGATGGAGGAGATGGCGAAGCTGCTCGACAAGCCAGCATGCACCTCATGCGCGGGTAGAGGCCTGGTGCCCAATCGAGCGCTGATCTGCGGCACCAAGGTTTGCTTCGACTGCAGAGGCACGGGGGTGCAGCCATGACCCGCTCCAACGGACTGCCGAGCCTGACGTGGTTGACGGAATCGGGGAATGCGCGGACCCGCTCCAACCTCGGCCATGTGATCACGGCCGCGCGCGGTGCAGCCCGAATTTGGGTCTACAACGCGTGGGCCGGCGAGCCGCACAAGAGCAAGCATTTGCACCAGGGTTTAGACGTGGCCAACTGCAAGGCCGCCTGCGAGCGGCATGCGGCACAAACAACCAACACGGAGGCCTGAGACATGCGACTGACTGGGAATCGTTGTCGATGCAGCGGATGCGGCGAGTACTTCAACTCGGTTTCGATCTTCGACCGGCATCGCGCCGGTGACTGGCAGGAGCGTGGAGCCAACCGGCGCTGCCTCACGGTCGACCAGATGCTGGCCAAGGGCTATCTGAAGAACGCGGCGGGGTTTTGGATTGAGAAGGGAAGGGCCGCCAGATCGTTGACAGAAACACTGGCGGACGAGATCTCTCAAAACCCGACCCATAGCGAGGGTAGGTCTCCAATCGATGCTTTTGAAGCTCTCGCCAAAGTAGCCGGCAACGCATGGGATGGCGTCGATGCAATGGAGTACGTCAGGCAGGTGCGCTCATGAGGCGATGGCTTGCCCGTCAAACAACGCGATGCATTCTGGCCCGTTGGGTTCAGCCGTGCGGCCGGCGGCGCCGCATCGTCATCGAGCTCAAGCAATGGGCTGTCCGCTGGACCTATGTGCCTTATAGCCGCGCCCTCAAGGCCAGCGATATTCCCTCAATCCCCCAACCGCAGCAGCCGCTGCGATAGGAGTTTCAATGTCTCAGTTCAACCCATATGACCACGCCATTGGTGCAGCTCATCGCGCTAGCCTTGGAGAACTCACCAAGGCTGAGGCGATCAAGCTTCAGTCGATGGCATCAGTGCCTTCACCGATCAACGAAACCTTCATCGCGCTCGCATCGGCCCGCCTGCAGGATCGATGCGCCGCGCTGTACTCGTTCGCCGAACGCCTGGAGAGCATCGCAAACCGAGTCTTTGGCGAGGACGCTGAAAGCACAGGCGGCGCAGTCAACGCCCTTTGTGGCTCTGGAGAAGCGGGCAGGCTGGACAACGCTTTCAACTGCACCGATCTGGCCATGTCTCGCATCGAGCGCGCTGTATCTCGGCTGGAGCGAGTGTGAGACGCGCCGCCAAAACCGACGCCAACGCAGGCGAGATCGTGGAGACCATCTATGCCGCCGGCTGGAAGTGGTACCAGACTGGGTGGCCCTGCGATGGCTTTGCATACCATCCCGGATACGACTTGTGGCAGTCCATCGAGATCAAGAATCCCGAGTACTGCCGCAAGGACGGGACTGCGAACGAACACGCGCGCAAGACCAGCAACAGGCAGGAGCAGCAGATGCGCTTCATCGAGGAGACATCGACGCCCGTGGTCACGACTCGTGAAGAGGTCGTACTTGCGCTCGCAGCAGCCATTGATCGCAGACTTCAACCGCCCGGCGCGGCGGGGAGGAGCGCTTGAGCACAGCCTGCAAGTACTGCGGCAAAGCTCCACCACGGATGGCCGATAAGCGCGTGCCACTGGGTAGCAGCTACATCACCCAGGCCGAGCAGAAGATACTCGCGCTCGCCGCCAAAGGCATGAGCATCAGGAAGATCGCCGAAAAGCTCGGCAAGGACTTCCGCACCGTCATCACGCAGATGCGCATCGCTCGCGAGCGCCTAAACCTCGGTACCAACTTTCAGCTGGTCGCGCTGTATGCAGCCAGCAACCACACCAAAGGCCGCGACAGATCCAGTAACCGGGCAGCCGTTACAGACCTGCGTCCCGGAACTGCCCCGAGTCGCGGCCTTTGAACTTTCAGCAACAGGAGACTTTGATGCAAGACGAAGAAATCTCAGGATTCAAACTGGGGCCGCTGGAATATGCGCTGGCAGCGATCGTGATCTTCATGCTTGGCATGATCGCTGGCGCCAAGTTGGCGAGTGCTGAGGAGCACCCTGCATTCGGCGCCAAGCACACCTCCACGCTCATCCTCGAGATCGAAGTCGCCGACATCCCCAAGCTGGAAGCCAAGGCCATCGAGATCCTGCGCACCAAGCACGGCCAGACGCTCGAGCAGGCGCGCGCAGCCGTCCGCATCGAAGGCAAGACCGATGTCGCCAGGTGCATCGAGTTCGTCACCATCAACGCGGTGCAGTCAGTAGCGCAGTACACGGCGACCAATGTGGCGGTGGGGAATCAGCATCCTGACTTGTCTTCTAAACAAGAGTAGTTGGAAGTAGTTTCATGCCAGCACCGAAGGGACATAAAAGATACGGCGGTCGTGTAAAAGGTACTCCCAATCGTGCTACAACAGACGGTAGAATCGCTGTTGCAGATTTCGTGAACAGCAATGCAGACAGACTGCAGGGCTGGCTCGATCAGATCGCGGAAGGCGTGCCGGAGTTGGATGATACTGGAGCCCCAAAGAAGGGCCGCTTCATCATCAAGCCAGATCCGGAGAAGGCTTTCAACATGGTCCGAGATCTGCTCGAGTATCACGTGCCCAAGCTCGCTCGCAGCGAAGTGAAGCTCGATGGCGAGATTGCCGTTAGCTACGTCGCCCACATGCCAGCCCCTGTGAAGGATGCTGACGATTGGCTAGAGAGATCAAAGTAATCTGGGAGCCGCAGCCGCAGCAGGCGAAGTTCATTACCTGCCCGGTTGAAGACGTTGCGTTCGGTGGTGCGCGCGGCGGCGGCAAGTCTGACGGCGTGATTGGCGACTTCATCAACCACGAGCACCAGTACGGCGAGTGTGCAATCGCACTGGCCGTACGCAAGCAGCGCACCGAGCTCGTCGAGCTGATGGAACGGGCCAAGATGGTCATGACGCCGCTCGGCTACGAGTGGAAGACCAAGGACAGCATGTTCGTGGGGCCCAAGGGCGGGCGCTGGAGGTTCGCCTACCTTGAGAACGATAGCGATGCGGACGCCTACCAGGGCCACAGTTACACGCGCATCTACCCCGAGGAGATGGGCACGTTCCCGAGCGAGACGCCTATCAACAAGCTCCAGGCGACGCTACGCAGCGGGCATGGAGTACCCTGCCAGATGAAGGGTACGTGCAACCCTGGCGGCCCTGGGCATCAGTGGGTGAAGGCCCGCTATCGCTTGGACACGCATCCACGCGGGATGCACATCTTCGAGGACCAGTTCAAAAATCCGTTCAACGGCGAGATGCTGACCACGCGCCGGGTGTTCATCCCGAGCAAGGTCAATGACAACCGGTACCTTGGAAGCCAGTACGTTGCCAACCTGTTCCGAGTAGGAAACGAAGCGCTGGTGCGAGCCTGGCTCGAGGGGGACTGGTCGGTCATCGCCGGGGCGTTCTTTCCTGAGTTCAGCTTGGAGCGCCATGTCGTTGCGCCGTTTGAGATCCCGGCCCACTGGACCCGCATTCGAGCTGGCGACTGGGGTAGCGCGCGACCGTTCTCCATCGGCTGGTATGCCGTGGCCGACGGCGAAGACAGGCGCTTTCCGCGTGGCGCGCTGATCAAGTACCGAGAGTGGTACGGCTGCGCGAAGGACGAGAAGGGGCGCTACATCCCCAACCAGGGCTTGAAGATGACGGCGAAGGAAGTCGGCCGCGGCATCAAGGAGCGCGAGCTGCCCGGCGAGTGTCAGGACTGGGTGCTTGACCCTGCGGCGTTCGCTGTGGACGGTGGCCCGAGCATCGCTGAGGACATGTACCCGGTGGAGTGGCGCGAGGCTGACAACAAGCGTGTCGCGCGCAAGGGCTCGCTCGGCGGCTGGGATCAGCTGCGTGCCCGCCTGGTCGGCACCTGCGCTCGCGATGAGCAGACGAATTCGGTGCTGTGGGATACCGGCCAGCCGATGCTGTATTTCTTCAGCACCTGCGAGCACACGATTCGGACCATACCGGCGTTGCAGCATGACGACCTTCGGCCCGAGGACATCGACACCGATGCCGAGGATCACGCGGCCGACGAGACGCGCTATGCGTGCATGTCGAGGCCATTCGTCAAAGACAAGCCTGCTGCCGCCAAGCCAAAGTGGCCGGCCCAGCAAACAATCACCGAAATGATTGCCCAGCACGGCCGTAGGCGTCGCTCGGCAGAAGGAGCCTGGTAATGCAGAATGGTTTTCGATCAGAGCGATGTCTCGGTCATGCGCAGTTCGCGGTGGGCGCAATCAACAATGCAGTGCTGCTTTCGACCATCACCGGCGGAATCCCTGCCGGTACAGCCCTAGCGCTTATCCAGTGCACCGCGCAGGCTGTCCGGTGGCGTGCTGACGGCACGGCCCCCACCGCAGCCATTGGCCAGCCTCTAGCCATTGGCGCAGAGCTGCGGCTTACCTCGGACTTCGCGCGAATCCAGTTTATCGCACAGGCGGCTGGCGCAATCCTGGACGTGGCGTTCTTTGGAGCCGAAGGTTGAGCGAGGAGCAGGTAGAGCAGATAGAGCGCAAGCCGGCAGAGGAGAAGCCGGCCGACTTCGTGCGCCGCTGGCTGACGGAATGGACGCTCGCCGACAGCAACGAGAAGTCGTGGCGCGAGCAGGCGAAGCACTGCTACCAGATCTACGAAGGCGGGCAGCCGACGAAGGATGGACACGCGCGCAGTGACCGCAGCTTCAACATCCTGTGGAGCAACACAGAGACGTTGCTACCGGCCGTATACAACAGCGCGCCGCAGCCTGATGTACGTAGGCGCTTCCGTGATGCCGATCCGTTGGGCAAGGCGGTTTCGCAGGTGCTCGAGCGCTCGCTTTCGTACGCGATCGACACCGAGGACTTCTACGACACCCTGGAAGACGCAGTGCTCGACTGCATCGTGACCGGCCGCGGTATCGTGCGGGTGAAGTACGAGCCGAAGTTTGCGCCAATCATGAATGAGAAGGGCGAGCCGATGATGAAGGATCCGCCGCCTGATGCTGGTCCTGACGCTCAGCCCGAGCCGATGGAGCAGAAGGTCAGTGAAAAGTGCGTCATTGAGCACGTGCAGTGGGATCGCTTCCGCCGTGGGCCTGGCAAGCGCTGGCGGCATGTGCCCTGGATAGGCTTCGAGCACGATTTCACCCACGAGCAGCTTGTGGAGATGTTCGGCCAGGACCTGGCGGACAAGGTGCCGCTGAACTATCCCGAGGGCATGAACAAGTGGAAGGACGATGAGAAGCGCGCTTTCGGTACCGCCCAGGTCATCGAGATCTGGGACAAGGACACGATGCAGGTGATCTTCATCAGCACCGGCTGGAAGGATGGCCCGCTGCTGGTTGAGCAAGACCCAATGGAGATCGACGGCTTCTGGCCCATCCCGAAGCCTCTCATGGCCATCAAGAACGGCCGCAGCATTGTCCCGCGACCGCTGTACCACATGTACGAGGTCAAGGCCCGGGAGCTCGAGCGGATCAGCCAGCGCATCAACGCGATCGTGCGCGTGTGCAAGGTGCGCGGTGTCTACGATGCCACCATGAGCGAGGTGACGAAGCTCCTGGACGAGGCCGACAACACGGACATGATTCCGGTGCAGAACACGGCCAAGTACTACCGCATGGGCGGGCTGGCCAAGGCAATCTGGATGATGCCGGTGGGCGATATCGCGAACGTGCTGGACGCGCTCTACTCGGCCCAGAACGAGTGCAAGCAGACGATTTACGAACTGACTGGGATCTCGGACGTGATCCGCGGCGCCACCGAGGCGAGCGAGACTGCTACCGCGCAGCGCCTCAAGGCACAGTTCGGCGGACTGCGGCTCAAGACCCTCCAGCGCGAGGTGAAGCGCTTCGGACGCGAAGTCATGCGTCTGATCGCCGACGTGATGTGCTCCAAGTACGACTGGCAGACGTTCGCCGAGATCACCGGATTGCAGTACCCGACGGCCCAGGAGAAGCAGGCCGCGCAGATGCAACTCCAGCAGGCACAGATGGCGCCGCCGCAGGTCGATCCAGGAACCGGTCAGCCCATGCCGCCACCACAACCGGACCCGAAGGCCGTCAAAGCTGCAGAGTCACCGAGCTGGGAAGAGATCAGCGAGGTCATGAAGTCCGACAGGCAGCGCTGCTACAAGGTCGACATCGAGACCGACAGCACTATCGCCGAGACGCTGGAGATGGACATGGCCGGCGTCCAGGAGGCTCTGACGGCGATCATGGACTTCATCAAGGGCGCGATGCCTGGGCTGCAGTCGGGGATGATCAGCATCGACCTCATCAAGTCGGTGGCGCTGTCCATCGCGCGTCGTGCACGCATGGGCTCGGCCGTGGAAGACGCCATTGAGCAGATCCAGATGCCGGCGCCTCAGCAGCCTCAAGAGCCTTCGCCGGACGGCAGAGCGATGGAACTGATGCTGAAACCGATCATGGAGACGCTGAAGAAGCCCAAGCGTATTCGCGCGCAAGCCGACCAAATGGGTCGTATTGAGGGAGAGCTTGCAGATGTCTAGATCAACCAAAGAGCAGTTCGAGATTAAAGCAACGGTCGTCGTTGATGAAGAACGGATGTTCATCAAGATCGATCCCAGACAATTGGCTCGCGCCGGCTTCGTGGCTGAAAGCGCAGCGGTGTTTGGCGATGACACGCTGATAGTCAACTTCGTCCGGGAAGGAGACGATTCGGATGGCTAAGTATGCTTGCTGCGAATGTATGTTTTTTGATGAAAAGCACAACCGTGACGATATCGGAACTGATTCTGCATTCTGTCGCAGGTTTCCTCCTGCAACCAACAGGCCAGGTGACTTCCCGATTGTTCGCTACTGGGATTGGTGCGGTGAATACAAGTACGGGGAGAACACCGTGGAAGAGTTCCCAAAGCGGGAGTCTTCAGAAGAACCAGATGGGCGAGATTGACGGGGAGTTGGTCGACGCATGATCCATCCGAATCTGCGACCGCATTGGCGGGATCTTGCGAGATGCGAGGATTGCTCATTCTTCAAGAGCAGCGAGCCTCCTGGGTCGCACTTGCCTGGTGGCAAATGCCGGTACAACCCTCCGCATCATGCATGGAATGCATGGCCGGATGTTGATGCCAATCACTGGTGTGGCAAGTTCCAGAAAGATCCGAGGTCGAAGCCATGAGCAACGGCGGGATGGACAATTGGAAGGCCGACCTGAAGCCGGACGACCAAACCATGGGCGCTGACGGAGATCGGTACTGCACGTGCGGCTCCAAATGGAAGCAATGGCCGTCTTGCACAATGCCTCAATGCATATTGCGCGATGGACGCACCAGAGTGCAGTTGGAGGGCAAAGATGCCGCGCCGTAGATACATCTGGGACCCACGCGCCACCCGCGAAGACGGCAGTCAAGGCGCGATGGTCGAGGTGACAGCCGACTACCAGCAGCCTGCCGACGTGCACTACGTGCGCAGCGACACCCCTGGCTACGTGAGCCCGGTCACTGGAAAATGGGTGGAAGGCGCCAAAGCCCGTCGAGATGACCTTGCTCGAACCGGTTCGCGTCCATGGGAGGGGATGGCGGCCGAGAAGGAGCACGCCCAGCGCCAGCAGCAGTACGTAGAGCATCGCTACGAGAAGCGCCTCGATGAGGCTGTTCGGCGCGCGTATTACCAGCTTTCGCCGCAGAAGCGGCGCCACCTTGGATGACCAATGGCAGACAACGAACCGAGTACCACCGAAACATCCACGAGTGCCACCGTCGAGACGACAGCGGCACCTTCGATGGAAGAGACGATCCGCAGCACCCTGGCGGACATCAAGACGCGAGGCAGCGATGACCAAGCGGGAGCGCCGGCTGTTGCGAAGGATCCTGAGAGCGGCACAGGCCGAGCTCGGGACCCTGCCGGCAAGTTCGCAAAGCCCGCTGTTGCTGATGACGGTCAGCCAGGCGCTGCAGCTGTCAAAGCCGAGACGGCTGCCACCACCGACGCTCCAGTAGCCGACAAGTTCGGCGAGGCCCCGAAGTCCTGGAAGGCGGAGCGCAAGGCCGAATGGGCGACACTCCCGCCAACTGTGCGCGAGGAGATCCACCGGCGCGAGGAGGACTTCCACCAGGGTATCGAGAAGTACCGCGGGAAAGCTGCGACCTTCGACACGCTCGACGCGGTGATCCGTCCGCACTCCGACGTGTTTCAGGTGGCGGGGCAGAACGCTGTCGAGAACATCAGCGGCCTGTTGAACTTCCAACGCACTCTCTACAACGGCAGCGACCAAGAAAAGGTCTACACGCTGTTGCAAATTGCCTCCAATGTTGGTATCAATCCGCAGGCGATCGTTGATGGTCTAAACAACCCTCAGCGAGCGCCGGCTCAGGATCCGCGCTACGACAGCCTCTCACGAGAGCTGGAGCAGACGAGGAAAGCACTGAGCGAAGTGCAGCTGGCTCCGTACATTTCTCAGACCGAAGCGTTTTTCGCTGACCCGAAGAACGAGTTCCTGGGAGACCCGGAAGTCATTGCAGAGATGGAACGCTTGATTAAGAGCGGCGCCACTCGGGACCTGAAGGTCGCCTACGACAAGGCGTGCAGGCTGAGTGACACTGTGGTAGCCACGCTCGAGCAGCGCAAGCAGCAAGAGCAGGCGAAGCAGAAGGCAGACCTAGCTGCCAAGGCCGCGAGAGCTTCTTCGATTAATGTTCGCACCCGCGGGGCGACCCCTGCCGGTTCAACAGCGAAGGGCACGATGGATGACACCATCAGAGCGACTTTTAGCCAGATGAAGGCTGAAGGACGCGCGTGATGGAGGATTCACACGTGTTTGGAGCCTTGAACAATGGCAGTACCTGCCTCTACGTCATTCACGACGTTCACAGAGCTTGTTTCGACGACTTATCGCAACCACAAGGGCGAGTTCGTCGATAACGTTTCGAACCACAACGCGCTGTTCCGGCGCATCACCGAGAAAGGCGGCGTCGAGAAAGAAGACGGCGGCCTTTCGATCACTCGAAACATCGATTTCGAGGATAACCAGACCTACCAGCGCTACAGCGGGTACGACGAGCTCAACATCACCAACAGCGAGGTGTTGAGCTCGGTCGAGTTCGCGTGGCGGCAGATCGCCATTCACGTGACGGCGAGCGGCGAGGAAATCCGCAAGAACAGCGGTGAATCTCGCATCGTCAACCTGGTGAAGTCGCGCCTTCAGAACGCGAAGCGCTCGATGGCGAACGGCATGTCGGCCGACTTCTACTCGGCTGGCTCGCTGACCAACCAGATCAACGGCCTGCAAGCCCTGATCTCCGATGCCGGCACCGGCACTGTGGGTGGCATCAATAGCACGACCTTCACCTTCTGGAAGAACATCGTGCAATCCGCGGCGGCCCCCCTTCAGGGTGGCGGCGCCATCACTCCGAGCGCCACGACCATCGAGTCCTTGATGCTTCCGCTGTGGCTGCGTCTGACGCGTGGCGCCGATCACCCTGACCTCATCATCGCATCGGAAGACTACTTCACGTTCTACGAGCAGTCCCAGACCTCGCTGAAGCGGTACGCGCCGAACGATGACGGCCAGGGCGGCATGGTGAAGCTGCGGTACAAGCAGGCCGAGGTGTGGCACGACACCGCTGCATCCGGCATCCCGTCGGCGCACATGTACTTCATCAACACCGACTTCTTCAAGTTCGTCGCTCACCAGGATGCCTGGATGGAGATGCTGGACGAGAAGAACTCGGTCAACCAGGAAGCCGTCGTGATGCCGATCATCACCATGGGCAACCTGATCGTCACTAACCGAAGCCTTCAGGGCTTGGTCAAGGCATAAGGAGCAGCAACAATGTTTGGCGTTGGCGTAAATCTCACAGCTGCTTCCACCGATGCGCTGCATCCGATTGGATCGATCTTTCAGGATTACACCGGGAAGATCTACCGATACGTGCAGTACGACACTGGGGCAGGGCCTGTCGCGGCAGTGGCAGGTAACGTCTGCTACATCTATGCACCCGGCGGCACTTCCGCAGGTGCATCTGCGGTGGTCACTTCCGATCTGTCCGACTCCGCAGAGATCGGCGCAGGTGTTCTGCTCTCTGCTCCGACCGACGGCCAGTACTGCTGGATTCAGGTCACCGGCGTCGCAACTCTCACGACCGCGCTCACCGCGGGCGCAGATGGCGATCCTTTGACTCCCACCGGCTCAACCGACGGCACCCTGGACGTCACTGCTGCGGCAACCGATGCGATCTGTGCATACGCGGTGGATGCCTCGGCAAAGATCGTGATGTGCCAGTTCCCCTACTGATTGGGCAACCCGGCTGCCGGATCGCTACCGGCAGCCTCTTTTTGGAGAACTAAATTGGACTTCCCATCAGAAGCAAGGCCGCCGGCCTTTCGTTACGAGCGCAGGGCCGTTGAGGACCGCGAAGGCTCCCTGCTTGCCGGCGCGATCGTGATGAAAGACGAGGATTGGGTGATCGTCCAGCAGCGCGGTAGCAGGGATGAGTCTGAGTTTCCGGCCCTGCAGTGGATTGAACAGATGGCAAAGGCCGCACGGGACCGTCCGCGCGAGATGAACAGCCGCTGGGTGCAGCAATTTCGAGATGTCTACGAGGCGTTTCGCAAGGGCGAGGAATGCCAGGTTGACGGGTATCCAATCAAGAACTGGCCAGCAATTACTCCTGCCGAGGCCAAGAACTGCGCGCGGTGCGGCATCCACGCTGTGGAGGACATCGCGCACGCGAATGAAGAGGTTCTGCGACAGCTCGGGCTGGGCTCGCGCACACTCCAGCAGAAGGCTCGGGCATTCCTGGAGGCGCGCGCCACCAACGGAGCAGCCTCTGAGCTAGCCAACCTTCGAAGCGAGAACGAGGCGCTGAAGCAGCTGCAGGACGAGATGCAGGGCCAGATTTCAGAGCTTCGCTCACAGGCTGCATCGCCCGCTGAACCGCCGGTCAGTGGCAGACGGGCGCGCGGCTGATGCGCACCTGCGTACAGATCGTCCAGGAGGCCTGTGCCAGCCTGGGTCTTGCGCAACCCAATACCGCGGTCTCATCGACCGACTTCCAGATCATCCAGATGCTGTCCATCCTCAATGAGGAGGGGAGCAAACTCGCGCGGCGCCACGAGTGGCAGCTGCTGATTGATGAGGCGACGTTCACGACGCTCGCCGCGGCATCCCAGGGCACGCTGGCGTCAATAATCGGCGCCTCGGCCAACTTCCGGAAGATCATCGACGAGACGATCTGGAACCGAACCACGGGGACTATCGTGTTCGGTCCGGTGCAGCCTGAAGTGTGGCAGGGCAGGCTCGCCGTCACGACGGCTGGACCGTACCCTGAGTACCGCATCCGCAACGGCACGCTCTTCTTTGATCCTGTGCCGGCTGCTGGTGAGACCTGCTACTTCGAATACGTCAGCTTCAACTGGGCGACGACTGCAGACAGCGTGACGCGCAAGGCGCGTTTCACGCTTGATGATGACCTGCCGTTGTTCGATGACGAAGTTTTACTGGCTGGTCTCAAATGGCGCTGGAAGTCATCTAAGGGCCTGGACTTCCAGCAGGACTTCGACGACTACGAGGAAATGGTCGCGGCGCTGATGACGGACGACAAGACCGCGCGGCGCATCCGTCTCGATACCCTGATGTCCTCCATTCGCGCGCCAGGCGTGCCGTACGGCTCCTGGAACGTATCGAATCTCGGCTGATGATGCGCCAAGCCGCACGCCGCACGAATCCTGGCAGGGCTAGGGTCGTGACTACCAGCAGCCAGCTCGCGCCCGTGCGAGGCTGGAATGCTCGAGACGGCATCGCCAACATGGAGGCTGGGTTCGCCGTCACCCTAGACAACTGGTTCCCGCTGACCGCCGAGATCCGGATGCGCAAAGGCTCGGCGGAGCACGTCACTGACATCATGGCGGGCGTTGACCCGGCAGAGGTTGAGACGCTGATCACCTACAAGCCCCAGAGCGGCGCGCAGTCGCTGTGGGCCTGGGCGGACGACAGCATCTACAACGTGACCGCAGCCGGCGGCGTGGGGGCTGCTGCGGTCACGGGCTTGACCAATGCCCGCTGGCAGGTGGTCAACTTCAAGACTGCGGGCGGCGACTTCCTGATTGCGGTCAATGGTGAGGACGAACTGCAGCTGTACAACGGCACGGTATGGGCCAGCATCGATGGCGCCTCCGTGCCTTCGATCACAAACGTCCTCACGACCGACCTGATTCACGCCTTCATCTTCAAGGAGCGTGCGTTTTACATCGAGGTGGACTCGCTCACCTTGTGGTATGCCGCGGCTGGCGCGTTTGCCGGTGCACTGAACTCGTTCCCGATCCGCTCGTACATACAGTCAGGCGGATACCTGATGGCCGCCGGCAGCTGGACGCGAGACGCCGGTAACGGGCCAGATGACTTCCTGGTGACCATCACAAGCGAGGGCGAGGTAGTCGTATACAGCGGCACAGATCCAGCCAGCGACTTTGCGCTGGTCGGCGTGTACCGCACCGGTAAGCCGATCGGGCGGCGCTGCTTACTCAAGTTCGCTGGCGACCTGCTGATCATCACCACCGACGGGGTAATCCCCATGTCACGGCTGGTGTCCCGCGAACGCAAGGAACAGGGAGTCGCGGTCACAGAGATCATCCAGGGCGCCATGGCGGATGCCGTGAGCGCCTACAGCACCAATTTTGGCTGGGAACTGTTCCTGTACAGCGAGGCCAGCATGCTCTTGCTGAACGTGCCAGTTGACACCGAGCAGGTGCAATTTGTGATGAACAGCTTCACCAAGGCCTGGTGTCGGTTCACCGACTGGCCGGCCAACTGCTTCGCCGAGCTCAACGGCGAGCTGTACTTCGGCATGGCGGGCGAGGTCCGCAAAGCCTGGACGGGCGTGCAGGACGTTGATGAGCTGGTCCGTGCCGAGGCCGTATTCAACTTCGCCTACTTTGGCGACCGCACGAGCCTGAAGCAGACGACGCTTATGCGTCCAATCATGCGATGGGACTCGGCACCAGCATCGATCAAGGTTGGCATCGATGCGGATTTCAACGTCAAGGCGCCCACTAGCGACATCGTAAGCGTGTCCTCGGCAGGTTCCACGTGGGACATCGCCGAATGGGATGAGGGCTTCTGGGGTGGCGAGCCAGTTGTCCAATCCAACTGGCTGACGGCGTGCGCGATCGGCTATGCGCTGAGCTTCCATATCGTGGTGGAGGTGACGCAGACGACTTGGGTGTCGATCTCGAGCGTGGACATCGCGTACAAGCGGGGCAGCACGCTGTGAGTGCGCGCTGGGGCCTCATCCAGGACCAGCCGGATGCAGTTGGGCAATGGGTCTGCGAGCGTACCGGCGGGCTGTGGTACCCCGGCTGCGGCAGTGCTATCGGCTTCACATTCGACGGTCTGCTTAAGGCCGGCGCGATCTACACCGCCCACACCGGCGCCGACATACAGCTTGGCTTCGCCGTCGAAGACCGCCGCGTGTTCAATCGAGCCAGCATCTGGTTCGCCTTCTACTACCCGTTCCAACAACTAGGCTGCCGACGTATCACGGCACGTGTGAATTGTGATAACGTTCGCTCGCTCGCACTCGTCGAGCATTTGGGCTTTGTCCGCGAGGCGACCCTCACAGACGCAGCTCCGAACGGGGATCAGATCCAGTTTCGGATGTTGAAGTCGGAGTGTCGATGGCTACGCGATTTGCGATACAAGCCCATAGCGAAGGCGGCCTGACATGAGCAGCCCAAAAGCTCCGAAGGCACCAGACGCGATCGGCGCCGCCCGCGAACAGGGGCAGCAGAATATTGAAGCTGCGCGCACCACAGCGGCACTGAATCGTGTGAACCAAGCCGGCCCGGGCGGCACAGTCACGTTCTCGCAAGACCCGAACAACAAGGACTCGTTTACCCAGACGACGACACTGTCGCCTGAGCAGCAGCGCATCTATGACGCGCAGACGGCATCTGCCGGTGATCGCGCTCAGGCTGGGCAGCGCAATTTCAATCTCTACGGTCAGAATCTCGGTCAGGGCATCAACACTAGCGGCCTGCCGGCCCGGCAATTCTCAGCCAACCCGACGGACCAGCAGACGGGCATCAATGCCGACAGCGTTGCGCAGCGACGTATCAGCACGATGGGCCTGCCACAGCTGCCGGGTCAGAACGACTTCAGCGGCGATCGGCAGCGAGTCGAGGATGCGCTGTACGGTCGCAGTGCGCGCCGCCTGGATGATCAGTTTGGCCGGCGAGAGGAGTCTGAGCGCTCCCGATTGCTCGCGAGCGGCCTGATCGAGGGCACGCAGGCATACGAACGGCAGATGCGCGACTTGAATGAAGCGCGTACGGATGCCTATGGCGACCTGCGAGACCGTGCAGTGCTGGCCGGCGGACAGGAGCAGTCCCGCCTGTTTGGAGATCAGCTGCAGGCCCGGCAACAGGGCTTCGGCGAGCGGACAACGCAAGGTCAGTTCGCCAACCAGTCGGCCAACCAGAACTTCCAGAACGAACTCGCGCGCTCTGGTTTCTTCAACGAGGCTCAGCAGCAAGAGTTCATGCAGCGGCTCGCGAACGCACAGCTGGGCAACCAGCAGCGCGATGCAGGCATCGGCGAGCAGGTCACGAATCAGCAGCAGACGCTACAGGGCCTGGACTTCCTGTACGGAGGCGGCGGCGCAATGGGGCCGCAAGCCAATGCACCAGGCAGTGCAGGGCAGGTTGCGCCGACCGATATCCAAGGCGCAATCCAGGGCGACTACAACAACCGGTTCGGCGTGTACTCGCAGCAAGCGCAGGCGGCGCAGCAGCAGCAAGCAGCGCTCGCATCCATTGCCACAGCGCTGGCCTTCTCCGATCGCCGCTTGAAGACCGACATCAAACGCGAGGGCAGCACGCCGAGCGGCTTGGGCATCTACAGCTATCGCTACAAGGCCGGCGGCGAACGCCAGCTGGGTGCTATGGCGGATGAGGTGAAGCGGCTGTACCCGGATGCCGTGGTCAGGCACGAGAGCGGCTTCGACATGGTGGACTACGGCATCGTCACCACCCGTGAAATGGAGGATGCGTAATGGCTTTCGTGCCTCCATGGCTTCGCGGCGGGCAGGGCACTGGAGCTCCGGCTGCGCCCGGCATGCCAACTCAGCAGGGTGTCGATCGCCGTCGGGCGATGGCCGAAGCGCTCATGAAAGTCGGCCAGCAGGGCACTGGGCTCTCAGGGCCGTGGGGCGGCATCGCTTCTGCGCTCGCCGGTGGCATTGCTGGCTGGCAGCAGCGCAAAGCCGGCCAAGAGCAGATGGGCGTTGACGACCAAAAGAAACAGGCGATCGCCAAAGCTCTTGCGGGCCTCGGCGGAGACCCTGGCGCGACCGCGGCCTTGCAAGGCCTGCCGCTCGAGCAGCAGCAGCAGGCGCTGGCGCAGCTGGCCATGGGCAAGATGAAGCCGCAGGAGGGGTTCACGCTCAGCGAGGGTCAGCAGCGGTTCGACGCGGCAGGCAAGCCCGTCGCGCAGGTCGCGAAGCAACAAGAGCAGTTCACGCTGACCCCAGGGCAGCAGCGATTCGGCGCCGACGGCAAGCCGATTGCATCCGTGTCGCCGCTGCTGGAGAAGGCAGACACCGGCGCTGGCGTGGCCTTTGTTGACCCGACGACCGGGCTCCCGAAGAACACCCTGGACAAGAGTGTGAGCCCAGACGCACAGCTTTCCAGCCAGACGCAGCGCCGCGGTCAGGACATCACGCAAGCCACCGCGCTGGCCGGCCAGGAAGCAACTGCCGGGAAACAGTCACGACGTGATACCGCGAGCCTGCGCAAGGAGTTCCGCGGGCTGCCTTCGGTGAAAGAATACGAGACCTCGTTGCCCATCGTCGAGACTGCGCGTAATGCGCCCGACACGCCGGCCGGCGACCTGCAGGTCATCTACAGCGTCGGCAAGGTCCTCGACCCGAACTCGGTGGTTCGCGAAGGCGAGCTCCAGCTCACGCAGAACGCAACGCCGTTCCTGCAGAAGGTCATCGGCAAGGCACGCGCCGAACTCAGCGGGCAGGGCCGTCTCACGCCTCAGACCCGGCAGGATCTTGTGGGGATGCTTGACCAGCGCGTACAGGGCTACCAGCAGGCGTACAGCCGTGACTATGAGACGTACGGCGGCTATGCCCGTGACATCGGCGCCGACCCCGGCCAGATTGTTGGGACGCGGCCCGAGACTGCGTTCACGCCGGGCGGTTCGCCCCCGATTGGCACGCCGCCGTCTGCCGCGCTCGCTTCGAATGGTGGCGCTCCGCCGCTGCCGCAACAACCTGAGATGACTGCGACCGGGCCGAACGGTGAAAAGCTGGTACTGAGGAACGGGCAGTGGCAACCGCTGCAGTAAATCAACTGCCGGCGTTGCCGCCGGGCTTCAAGCTGGACGAGCCGCAGCAGCCTCAGAGTGCTGGACCGCCGCCACTGCCGCCAGGTTTTGTGCTCGACGATCCGAATGCGCCCGCGCAGCAGCCTTTGCAGACTCCGGAGCGCTGGAGGCTTGAGGATCAACTCAAGCGCGACTTGGCTGCCGCCGACGAGGCAGGCAAGACGCTCGAGCGGACAGAAACTGCCGTTGGCTATGCGCGGCCGCTCCTGCGTGGCGCGGTTGATCTTGCGGATGGTGTGACGGCCTTGCCAAGACTTGCAGCCAGCGTGCCCGCTGCAGCGGCAAACCTGGCCGGCGCCAACCTTCGGCTGCCGGCGACATATTCCCTGAAGGAACTCGGGAGCGATGGCGGTAAGTCGCTGGCCCCGCGAAACAAGGCCGAGCGCTACGCGAGCGCTGTGACTCAGGGCGTCGGCGGGGCGCTTGGCGGCATTGGGCTGGGCACGCTCGCTGCGGGCGCTGGTGGCACCACTGGCGCCGTTGGATCCCAGTTCGCGGCACAGCCAGCGCTTCAGGGCGTCCAGGCTGTGACCGGGCCGGTTGCCAGTGAGGGAGCCAGGGACCTTGGCGCTGGCCCTGTCGGGCAGACTGTGGCCGGCGTGCTAGGCAGCATGTTCCCGGGCGCTGTTACGGGAGCCGCGCAGAAAGTTGGGAGCGGCTTGTCGCGTACGCCAGAAGCGCAACGCCTGTTGGATGCCGGTGTGGACCTGACGCCTGGGCAGCTCAACCCGAAAGGGTTTGTGAACCAGCTGGAAGAGACGGTGCAGTCCGCTCCGCTTGTCGGTCCAGTGGTGCGCGGCGCCAGGGATAATGCGCGCAGCACGTTCCAGAGGGCGGCAGCTCAGGAAGGTTCGGCCCCAGGCACAGCAGTGGCCCAAGGAAATCCCGCCCAGATGCTGGACGAGGCCTACAGGTCGTTTCAGCCGCTCTACGATCAGGCGAAGGGCTTTCCGGTTCGCCCGGTGATCATGAATGCCAGCGGCCCCAATGTCCCGCTGGATCGGGCTTTGGCCGGCGCTGTTGCAAACCGAGGCATCCGGGCCACCGCAGATGATCGCGCCGCAGTGCAGGGCTTCTTGGATGATCAGCTCACCAAGCCACTGCAGAGCTCCGATGACCTGCTGAACATCCGAGCAGCTGTGCGCGCGGAGTCCCGAGCCGCCAGCGCCTCGGGCCAATCAGCGCAGGCTCAGATCCTGGACGATGCCGACGCCGCAATCACTCAGGCGCTGGACTCTCAGCTGCCACCTGATGCGCTTAGAGCATTGCGTACCGCAGACGCCAAGTACGGCGATTACAAGACCGTGGAAAAGGCCGTCTACACCGGATCAACGAAGCCCGATGGGTTTACGCCATTCGACCTTTCGAAGGCCGTGAAGCAGTCGAACCGCGGCGACAACCTTGGGCAGTACGCGCGAGGCGGCGGGGGGCCTGTTCGGCAGCTGGCCGATGACGCAACTGTCGCATTGGAGACGCGCGCCCCGGCTAACGGCGCCCGGCTCGCGGCGCTTCCGATCGGGGCTCTGCTGAGCCCGGTGATCCTTGGAGGAGCGGCCACACAAACCGGCCGCCGCCTCGCCGCCGGCAACACTGACACGCAGCGCGCCATCGCATCTGCGCTCGCCGGCATAAAGCCTGGGCAGGCAGCACGCCAAGGCGCCACGAATCAGCTGGTCGACAGCCTCAGCGACCAAGAGCGTCTGGCGCTCGCCTTCCAAGAAGCAACCCAACGCCGCAAGGAGCGCCGCTAATGGCCGCCAACCAAGCCCGTGAACGCGCCCGCCAGCACGTCTCCGAAGAGATCGTGTCTGGGCTGCAGGCACGTATTGCGCAGTGGCAGCAGGAGCGCTCGCGCATCGAGGCGGTGATACAGCGCGAGGACCGTAAGCGGGACCGCTATGACCTGCTGGCCGAGTTGATCACTGCAGCCGAGGCCGAGATTGCGGCGGCGACTCAGCGCGCCGCAGATCCACGAATTGAGATTGGAGTAGAGCGATGAACCGATACGCAAAGCTGGCCCTGTGCTGCCTGTCGCTGGCCTCTGTGCCGCTGATCATGGCGCCGCGCAATGGCTCAGGAACATTTAGCTTACCTGCAGGAAATCCAGTGGTCAGCGGTACTACGATATCGAGCACGGTGCACAACAACACCATGTCTGATATCGCAACAGCGCTCACGGCATCCATCGCCAAAGATGGCCAGACCACGCCGACGGCGAACCTGCCCATGGGGGGCTTCCGGCACACCAGTGTCGGCAACCCGACGATGCGCAGCCAGTATGGCACCGTAGACAACATCCAGGATGGTGAGTATGTGACCCTGAGCTCGGTCGCTGGCGCCGACACTATCACTGCAGCCCTGTCACCGGCGCCGACGGCATATGTGGCCGGCATGCACGTGGTGCTGATCCCAGCGAGTGCCAACACCGGGGCCGCGACGCTCAACATCAGTTCCATCGGGGCACTGGATGTGCAGAAGTGGGTGAGCGGAGCACAGGCTAATATCGTGGCCAATGACCTGCGTGCAGGCGTGCCTGCGTATCTGGTGCTGGACACTGGCGGCGATGACTGGATCCTACTCAATCCAAACAGCGGTAATCTTGGCGATGTAACCACAGGGACGCTCACAACAACAAATATTACGTCTACTAACATCACCACTACTAACATTAATGGAGCTGCTGCCCCGGCTGCAGCAAATCCAACTACCAGTATCGGGCTGAGTACAGTGAACGGGGTCGCTACAACCTTCATGCGCTCAGATGCCGCCCCGTCACTTAGTCAGTCTATTGCGCCAACCTGGAGCGCACAGCATATCTTCTCGCTGGTTGGCAGCGGAACGGATTACCCGCTTAGCCTGCGTAACAATCTCCCGGGTTTGTCGCTTCGTGAAAGCGACGGTGCTGCCAGCAATCAGGATTGGGTGCTAGATGCCCAGGCCGAGCAGTTGCGCCTTCGCGCGACTGACTCTAGCGGTACCGGAAACACGATCATGACGGTAGACCGCACGGGCACCACAGTTGATACGGTAACTTTCCCCACAAACTCATCTGGTGCCTTCCGGATTGGGACATCTCCCACTGCCGTAAACAGCGCAAGGCTTGTAGTTGGCACAGCCAACAACGTGGGCGTGGCCCATTTTGAAAATAACGCGGGCAGCTCTAGCACTCACACTGTAAACATCACCAATGCTGGCTCAGCAGGGGACAGCGGATTTATACGTTTCGCTACAGACGCTTCTGGCAACGGCACCGAGCGGGGCGGGATTGTCTATAACCGCACTGGAGGACTGGTTGCTTACCAAACTAGTTCTGCAGACGATTTGAAGAAAAACATCCGCCCAGCCAAGAGTGCGCGCAAGGTGATTG